CTGGGCTTTCCAGTTGCTGGTTAGGAAATATTTCCTTCCTATTGCCAGGATGTTGTCCTTATTTCCCCTTACTTCTGAATGCGCTGTTGGTGTTAACGCCCAGGGTCCCGAATGGGACCAATTGGCTAAGCACATGAGCAAATTTGGATTGGATCGTATCCTAGCTGGTGATTATAGCAAATATGATCTTCGTATGCCCGCTCAATTGATGATGGCTGCTTTCAAGTGTTACATCACTATTGTGGAGCAGTGTGGACAATACAGTGAACGAGATATTACTATTATGAAGGGTATCGCTACTGAGATTTCATTCTCGTGCGTATCTTATAATGGTGATGTGATCATTCATTCTGGTTCCAACCCGTCTGGGCAAAATATGACAGTTTACATTAACTGCACTGTCAACTCCCTTTTACTTCGTTGTGCGTATTACCACCTTTATCCCGCTTTGGATGGAAATCCGGAGCCTTTCCGACACAATTGTGCGGCTATGACTTATGGTGATGACGTGAAGGGATCGGTTCGTGAGGGATGTGATTGGTTTAATCACATTTCCTATGCCGAATTTCTTAAGGCTCGTGGTATGGTTTTTACTATGCCTGACAAAGAGTCTGAACCCACTGCTTACATGCATGATTCTGATGCAGACTTCTTGAAACGTCATAATCGTTTCGATGAAGAAACTGGTCTTATTCATGGTGTATTGGATGAGAATTCCATTTGGAAGTCACTTCATACTGTGTTGCATTCCAAGGCTGTTTCTGCCGAGGATCAATGTGCTCAGAATATTGATGGTGCACTTCGTGAATGGTGGCAGTATGGTAAGGATATGTATGAGATGAGGCGTGAACAGATGCGCACCATAGCAGTCAAAGCAAAAATTGCACATTTGTGTAATGAGCTTGAGACTACTTATGATCAGCGCATGGAGCTTTTTAAGGAGAAGTACCTTTAAGCTCGTTCTGTCCTGGGATGACATAAAACTCATTCCAACCCCCCGGAGCCATTCGTGGGATGTGTAAGTTTAAAATGGCCTTGTAGTATTGGATACCGTGTTATGCGTGTTTTATATGTTATCAATGTATGCATAGGCTTGCTACATGTAGACATTCCCCTCGTGGAATACCCGTTTTCACGGGAGAACTAGTCATTCAAATAAATATATTGCGGACAGTGCATTAAGCGATGCACTGATCTTAAGAACATAAATTGCTTACTACTAATAATAATGAAAATAACATGATTAATAATGAAGCAGAAGGAGGTGCTGCTTATAACATCTCTAAAGTCTCGAATGAATCGAGCGAACAAACGACCAATTTTCTTGACTCCGAAAAGCCGTGGACATACGACATCGTCGCGACGCCGGATGAGACTACCAAGCTTTCAGCTTTCAACGACGCTGAGTTGGGAAACTTTTTGGGAAGGCCGATCAAAATCAAAGAATACCAGTGGACGCCAGGGGCGTCGCTGTCGGTTACGCGTTTCAATCCGTGGACTGAGTTCTTTGGTAACGCGGATGTTCTTGATAAAATTAATCGTTACCGTAATTTGCGTTGTAATCTTCGCATAAAAGTTTTGGTTAACGGAAATAGTTTTTATTATGGACGTGCGTTGTTAAGTTATAATCCTTATGTGGAAGATGAGGAAGTCACTGTAAATCGTGCTTTTATTGAGCAAGATTTGATTCAAGCTTCTCAGAAACCACATCTTCTATTAGATCCTACTTCTTCACAGGGTGGAGAGATGCTTCTGCCATTTATTTGGCCAGAAAATTATCTTGACATTACTGTAGCTGGATGGACTGATGGCATGGGAGAAATTGATATTCATGATTTCGATGTATTACAGCATGCCAAT